GCCATCATCATCGCAAAAGGACCTCAACATCAAAGTGTCCTTCGCGTGTTCGTATATATGCCTCTTCCTAGCGTCCTTGTATCTTCTGGGAAATTCATCCCAGGTCAAAGAAGGTATTCTAGGCATAAAACGTGACAATTGTTTCCTGAACTTTTGACATCTGTCAAAGGCCCTGCGAATCGGAAGTGGAGGTCTAGTGAATCCCTTGTCACTTTTCACAAAATAGACCCTCTCCTTAAGTGCTCTCTCGCAGTTAACGAGAGAATTGTCGTGTACACCGGGACGACTAGGTGGAGCTATGCAACCTATTTGGGTTATCGTACGGTGCTTGTCGACCTCGGGTACCCAAGCTTTCATCGTGATCTGTGGCTCTCCTTCAGCATCCAATGGTGTTGGTGCTGAGCTTGGTACACAAGAGAACCCACGAATCTTGCCTGGGCCCCGCTAACAGGTGCTCATACGAGCACCTGCACCACCCGCCCCATAACGACCATGGGTGGCCCGGATGGATTCAACAAACGCGCTAGACTGTTGATCGCGCGATGCCAGGGACTGTGACCCGTCCCTTGAGCCGAAGTAAAAGGCTACTACGTGAGGTAGGATTCGAGCCAAGTCGCTTGAGCGGACAAGACGATCATGTGCCTCAGCACGTGCCGTCCTCTCTACCCACTTAACATTGGCAGGGGTATAATCCAACTGCCCAAGCTCCCCACGACAATGGTTGACCAGGTAATACACATAAGGCATGCGCATACGACGTCGAGGACGTCTCCTGATCACCTTCATTTCACCCTTAACCTCTCCTAACACATCCTCCAACAGCTCCTCCTCGGTAACCTCGGCGGCAGGATCCTCCCCACAATCATTCATCTCCACCATGATTTGGTAGCCCCGCCTTTCCTCAGCCCAAGAAAGCGTCTTCCTACCCAGAAAGAAACCCCACACCTTGTTCACCACAAACCTGACAACAAACGACCTATCTACGAAATTTGTGGAGCATTGTTGGTAAATAGTGATTGTAACTAAGAGGGCAATCGCACCCAGAGCGTAAATGTTGTTAACTGTAGTTGTGACCATAATGTGCTGTTGTTGTGTGTGGCTGCTTAACGCAGCAACCTGCGGCCATCACGGTATTAGGCGACCGACCCACTAACAGCTGGAGTTTACTGGCATCAGACCCGGGAGCAACCGGTCTAGAATATTTACTCACTCCATCTAGCTGGAGGCTACCCGTTAGTGACGTTCAACGGTATAGGTAATTACGTGCATATCAACCTTACCAAATGCAGGGTGAAGCACTTAACGGTGTGCCCGTGTGTAATAACCAACACAATGACAG